AATAGGAACGGAGGTAACTAATGATTTAGCAGAAGCGGTGGCAATTTTGATGAGATTGAAATCTAAATGGAATGACCAGATTTGGAATCTAGAAATATCTGAAATTGATTACTATAATATTGAACCCTCAAAATGTTTATATTGGTTGGCCGGTGGAGATGAAGAGTGGGTAAGTGAAGAAAACTACAAAAAATACTGGCACGAAGTTCAATTAGAATTTCAAGAAGAATTCGGTGTTTTAATAATTTCTATCTTGAAGAAATCTAAAACATTAAAAGATGTAAGAACAGGATTTTTAAAATATCTGAATCTAGCAACACTTTATAACTTCGCAATTGAAAAAGGAATAGCTTAAAAATTAAAACCCAGTCAAAAATGACTGGGTTTTTTAATATATAGATATATGAAATATCTACAACTATTCGAAAACTTTGATGAAGAAAAGAAAACTATTGAGAACTTTCCTCAAAGTGTAAAGAACATCTACAAAAGATTTAATAGTCAATCTCGTAAATCAATTGATGATAATGTCGAGAAATTTGCCAAAGTGGCTAAGAAAGTATTCTATAACGATAAGAAAAGTTGGAAAGACTACTTCAAAAATAAAGAAGTAAAGAGTCTAAATAACTTAACTCAGGTCGTAGATTCTTTAGAAAAATGGTTAAAATAATATGAATAATGCTCATTTTATAGACTTAGACGTAATTCTTAAAACCGAATCTAAACCTTGGATTGTTTCAAAAGAAAATCCTAATATACCTATTTTGAAAATAGATCCGGCTGATTTTAAAACATTTCAATCTGGAATCTATCGAAATCAAAATAATAAAATAGAATTCAACGGCAAAACATTCTGGCTTTCTAATGAAGCTATGAATAAAGTCAAATTATCAGCAAAAAAATACAGAGCAGATCTTTCAAATCTTGCTATTTCAATGCAAGAGTATCTTAATCCTCAACTAATTGAGAATATACCTTTTCAAATTAATCTATCTGTCTTTAATTCAATAATTAACACCGATGATGATATTTATATCATCTGTTCAAAGAATAATAAAAGAAACTATGAAAAACAGATTCAAAAATTGGAGGAAGATTTAAAAGAAAAAGGTTTAAAAATAAAAAACTTCTATTATATATCCGAAACATTTATGAATCGCAATGAAGATGATATTTCTCATCTTAAAGTTAAACTCATTCTACAACATCTCATTGGTTTGAAAACTGAAGTGGATAAGATAGTAAATGAGGAAATAAAAGACTATACTCAAATCACCTTCTATGATGATAGTAAATCATCTATTGAGTTATCCAAAAGAATAAATAATGTTTTGGAATCCCTCTTAATGAAAACTGAAAAAGATGTTAAATTAAAAGTTAAAGATAAGATTAAAAATATGGAAAATTTTTTAGTGGTAAAAGAATACACTCATAATAAATCCAAGAAATTTTTAGAAACTATTGTTCAGTTAGAATATTCTAATGTGATTAAGAATTTTGAGAATTACAATTTAATAAATAAAAAATAAAACAACGGATATGATTAAAAAATTTAACGAATATTCACTTAACGAATCTATAAGTGTCACCACACACATAGTTTTAATGATTTTATTTATCAAGTTGAATAGATTAACACCCAGAAAAATGGCTGAAAATCTTAAATCTTGGCTGGTTGATTTTTCCTCTTTTGCTAGCGCATATGGTTATCCAATCGATAAAGATGTTCTTGATTATAAAATTCAAACAATTATTGACAAGGCATTTGAAAAAATTGACAAAGTAGCAGACAGAGAAATTATTTAACTTTTCTTTTTCAAAAGTGCCTCGTTAATCATATCATTCAATTTCTTAGAATCAACAACTTGACCATCATCCACCGAATCATCGGATTGAGATTGTGGATTATTTTGTTTCATCTTATCAGCCACTTCAATTAAATCTCCACGGAAGTCTTTATAGAACTTTTCTAAATCACTTCTCATCGTAGAAGCAAATTTAGAGTTTTCACGAACCTCTCTAATTGTCTGATTGATTACTTCGTGCATTCTTGCTGAATTATCACCGTTATCCACTTGTCTCAACTGAGAAAGAAAGTTTTTACGAGTCATTTTCTGTAAGAAAAGAGTCTCAGCATATACAAGTGAATCCTCTTTTACTTTATTTCTAATATAAGCATTGTGTTTAAGTTCCGGAAACTCACCTAAATACAAATCAACCAACGACTCAAGTACTTCCATACCTTTTTGACTAACCATTGTTAAGTCAGCATCATAATCATAAAGTTCAATTTGACCCAAATCAGGTAAATCATCAATAGTTGCTAAGTGTTGACTGATATCAAACTCTTTATTTTCCTCTTGAATTAAATCAAATTCATCTGTTAATCTACTTTTCTCTTTTTCCAATTTTGATTGAGTTCCCATAAGTGAGTGTATTATTTGTATATATATGTAAAGTATATAGTAAAAAAGTTTATTTCCTTTATGTCAAAACAAATAATTTGGAACACAAAAATGATAGAAGAGGCCGCTGAAAAGATTAATAACGGTTTCGTTTTAAGTAGAATAGAAAATCCATTCTATGAAAATACAATTGGATTAAGAAAATCTGGATTAACATTTCGAATGTCATCTACTGAAATTGATGAATATGTTAAATGTAAAATGGATATTCAATATTTTGCCGAGAAATATTGTTGGGTCAAAGGTGAAAAAGGCGAACCTGTGCGATTAAGATTGAGAGATTATCAAAAAGAAATCTTAGATAACTTCTTTAACAACCGATTTAACATTCTAATGGCCTCAAGACAAACTGGTAAAACCATTTCATCAGCAATAACAATGTTACACTTTGTTCTCTTCAATAATAACAAAAATGTTCTTGTAACCGCCAATAAATTAGATACCGCAGTTGAAGTACTTGATAAAATCGGAGAGATATATCAAAGACTACCTTTTTTTCTTCAACAAGGTATTCTTAACTGGAACCAAAAATTTAGAGTTTTTGAAAACAAAAGTAGAATTAAAGGATTTGCCACAACTAAAACAGCTTCTATTGGACAATCTGCCGACTTTCTTTATCTAGATGAGTTTGCTTATCTACCAGATAATATTGCTGATAAGTTCTATAAATCTGTTTTCCCAACCATTGCTAACATTGACAACTCTAAAATTATCATAACATCCACACCAAGTGGATTTAATCTATTTCACAAATTACTTATGGAAGCTGAAAAGCCAGAAGGTGAAAAATCATCTTATATAGCTAAGAGAGTCTATTGGTGGCAAGTTCCGAAAAGATTTGTGACTTACGTTAGGTTGAATACCAAGAAATTAGAAGAATTCAATATTACATCTGAACAGGTTTTAAACCATCTAAAAGAAAGATTTCCAAAAAACAACTCAGAGTTATACTATAACGAAGAATTGAAAAAATGGGTTATTAATGTATTCAACTCAGTTGATTGTTCTGAAGATGATGTAATTAGAGAATCTATTGGTGAAATAAAACTACCACAGATTGCTGAAATAACCACTTGGAAAAAAGAAACTATCAAAGATATCGGAGGAGAAGAAGCATTTAACCAGGAATTTGACTTGAGATTTATTAACTCATCAAGAAGTCTTCTCGATGAGGCACTTATTGACGAACTAACCAGAAATAAAAAACAATTTGAATGGAAACCAATTGATGAATTTGATAGAAAGTTAAGATTTTCTTATCAAGACTTAAAATGGTCAACTGATGAATCTGTTTATGATTCGAGATTAAGAAAAGATTATAAGATAGTTTTATCTATTGATGTTGCGGAAGGATTAGGTTTGGATTATTCAGTAATTAACATATTCAAAATGGTTCCTAAACCGGTTGATTTAATTAACTCACAAAAAGCCAACTATAAAGATGTTTTAGATTTTGTCAGATTAGAACAAATCGGTATTTATAGATGTAATATTGTATCTGTGGCTGATTTAGCTGAAATAGTTTATCTTTTATCATTTGAACATTTTAATTCAGATAACGTTAAATCGGTTTTAGAGGTGAATACCTATGGTAATGAGTTACTAGCTCACTTACCAAATGTTTTCGGTGGAAATAATGACTATGGATCCGGTGTATTTTTCCGATTTAAACATAGAGTTGATGCTTTAGATGAAAAGATTGGTCTGAAAGTAGGTGAAAATAAAAATCTAATGGTAAAAGACTATCAAGATAGACTTCATAGTAGAGCAATTATTGTTAGTGAACATGAAACGATACAAGAAATGACTACATTCATTAAACACACTACAACTGCTGGTAATGTTAGATATGCAGCTGATGGTTCATCACACGATGATACAGTAATGACACTTGTAAACTTAACCGCAATTTATGGTAAAAATGATTTTAAAGGTATTGTAGAAGACCTATTCACTGGTCTTCAAAACACCGAAATACAAAATCTAATTGAAGAAGTTTTGAAAAGAGTTGAATATACGGAAGGCGTAGATTATAAACAACTACTAGACGTTAGAAGAAGACATCTAACATCGAGTAGAAGAATTCAAGAAGCACGTAAAGGTTGGGGATTGGAAGGTTAATTCTCCTCTAGAGTTACACAAAGTCCAGCATTCTGAAGCTTCTCTTTCATAATTGAAAGTTTTTCAAAATCACCATACTTAACATCACATTCACCTTTGAAATGAACTAGGTGAGCGATTTGATTGGCTTGCTCGTATTCATGTCCACATATCTTCATTAGACAAGTGATTACCCAATCAAAAGAATTAAAATCATCATTATGTAGTATGATTTTAAAGGGTTTAGATAAAATTTGTTCAACTTCTGATTTAGTTTTCTTTTTTGTAATTGTTGCCATATTATTTACTTGAATTTATTATCAATGGGGTTTTATCAGATTTTGTTACATCAATAATCTCAACACGACATGGTTGAAACCTTGCCCACATTTCAAATTGAACAAGATGATCGTGTCTATCATCATACATAACAAAAACTTCTGGTTTATATTTATTAATTAAATCCTCAAAAAGTTTAGTTTTGAACTTGTAAGTTTCTCCTCCCCAGTTACACTGTACTAAATCAAACTCAAGATTGTGTGATTGTAAAACCTTTTCAACTTCTCTTTGTAATTTAAGAAGTCGACCAGTTGCTAGTATAACCATAGTATCATCTTCAGCGACTGCTTCTAAATATTTTTTATAAACGAATGGATTGACAGGAATATCAAAAATATTCATATCCAGAGTTTCTTTCTTAGACCACCAACCGGTATAAGGCCAAACTGTACCAGTTTTTTCTTTCCATATTTTTTCACCTTCTATTGGTTCAGGTGTGAAACACATTGTTCCATCAAAATCAAAGCTGACTATTTTTTTCATCAAAATGAGAAGTTAATTTATAGATATATATTAAGTAAGCTAATATACAAAAAATAATTAAAAAATGAAAACATTATTTAAAACATTATTTATGAAACCGGACTCAGAAACTCTGGACATAAAATCCATCATGATCGTAGTTCTATTTGTCATATCTGGTATATTTTTTACACAATGGTATTTCGGTGGTGAAAATCATAGAAAAGAAAGAATATATCTCCAAAAACAAAACAAAGAATTACAAAAACAAAAAGAAGATTTATCGAAAGACTTTGATAGACTTCGAAAAAAGTTTGAAAAAGATTCAACAGATTTAGAAAAAATTAAAATTGAAATAAAATATCTAGATATCAAATTAAAAGATAAAGATGCTCAAATATACAAAGCTAATAAAGATTTGAAAGATTTCAAAGCTGGTATATCAAAAACTAAAGCCGAAATTCAAGATTTAAAAGATAATCCAATTAAAAGAACTGGTGATAATCTTTTAGAATCTATAAAAGAAAAAACGAAATAATTATGAAAAGCTTATTACTAACCTTAGGTTTAATTCTAACAGTTATGTTAGGATTCTCACAGACATCTTTCGTAAAAGCAGATTTACCACAATACTATGTTCAAAATGGTGATACAATCGGCATTCTTCTAACTATCGAACAAGTTCAAAAATTAGACAATAATACAGAACTGTTAGGTTTATTTGAAAAACTTTCAATTAAATGCGATAGTTTGGATACCTACTATATAGGTGTTATAAATAAAATGAATGACAAAATCGCAATTCTGAATGTCAAAATTAGTAAACAAGATGAAGCAATGAAAAAACAAGATGGTATGGTAAATGACTTAAAAGCACAAGTAGCTAATGCACTTTTCAGACTTGATTTATGCGAACAACAAAGAAGTAATGACTCAACAATCATTAAAGGATTAAAACAAGATCTAACTAAAGCAAAAGTTAAAGGAATAGCTGGGTGGACAACAACTGGTGTTGTTTCTGCGATAGCAATTTTTCTTGGTATATTTTTCGGAACAAAATAACAAAAAATGACTTTTTATAAGTAATATATATGTTATAAAAAATATCTTAAATAGGATGAAACACATTAGAAAATTTGAATCTTATCGTACTAACAAGAGAAGAGATGAAATCATAAAAGAATCGGTTCTTCAGGTTAACGACATTTATAAAGTAAGAACTTTGATTGATATTCCACAATCTCTTATTAACGCATATGTTAAAAAGGTTAAAGATAACACTGGAAAAAATTTAAGACAATTCTTTGGTGATATAGATATCGCAGAAGAAATTGTAAAATACGTTACTTTGAACTTCACTAATGTTGATCAAGTTCCAGCTGGTGCACTTACTGGTGACGCTCAAGGAACACCTGAAGGACAGTCACAAGCACAGGCACAACCTCAAGCACAGGCACAACCTCAAGCACAGGCACAACCTCAAGCACAGGCACAACCTCAAGCACAGGCACAATCTCAAGTAGGTCAAGTTCAGGTTCAAACAGAAGCTGAACCACAAGGACAGGCTCAAGGACAGACTCAAGGACAAGGTCAGGCTCAAGGACAAGGACAGGCTCAAGGACAAGGAGAATTTGAAGAAGTAGGTGAAGAAGAAGGTCAAGGTGAAGAAGAAGGTCAAGGTGAAGAAGAAGGTCAAGGTGAAGAAGAAGGTCAAGGTGAAGAAGAACTTCCACTTTAATTAGATAATTAAATTTAAAAATATCTGAAACGA